GGCCGCGTCAGGTCATTGCTAATAAATCAACTCATAAAAATTTTGTGACCGCCAATGATGTGAGAAACATCAAGCCAATACCACAAAAGAAATATGATCAGATATTGAAGTATGTTAATCGTGGCGGCGAATACACGACAACTATGGTTTCGAATGGCACTGGTCTATCTGTATCAGATTTAGCGTGGACGCTGAATGTCATGTATAAAGGCAAGCTTGTGGATCGTGTAAGCAAGCGAACCACGCCAATCATCGGCAACCCCGGGCCTAAGTCTTGGCGGTACGTTTACTTTAAGAAGAAATAATATATCGTGTGGGTAGCTTCATGCCCGACGCTACCCACACATCTCATTATGTTCTACACATAATATATTCAAGCAGTTTATTTAAATTTCAAAGCTGTTTATAACTTGCTTTAATAATTCGTTTTCATTGCCAAATGCTTCTGGGTGTAAGCGAGTTGATGTTTTTTTAATCATCTTATCATCGCCACGCACCCAGTAAACTTTGTTTATCTCGTAAGCCACCAGCGCATATATGTCTGATTTTTTCTTACCTTCTACAGAACTCGTATGCCATCTATATTGATTGCGATTTCCTGATTTTGTATTTGCTGTTTTGATTTGCAGGGTCAGCAGCTTACCGCTTGGCGTTTTAATATATGCATCATCTATATCGTGTTGAACTAGAGTGCATGAAATACCAACGAAAGCTAACTTAGATAGAGCTAGAAATTCACCAGCTCTACCAATGTTATTATTATGATGTGAGCCATTCATAGATTTTATTTGTTTGCTCTATGCGATCATCTAAACCATGATAACCACCATTTACCCTTTTGGTTATCTTTTTAATTATTTCTTCATTCACACCTTTATCTGCAATGTCGAATAACTTGTTTTTATTAAAGAACCATAATGCTGTTTCAAACGCATAATTAGATGATACCAATTCGGGGTCTGTCATAATCTCTGGCAATTCCATATCGCTTGCAAATGATCTGTAATTTGATTTACCCGTAAGTTGCAGAAAGCCCCTACCAATATATAGGCTTCCTTCACCTTCACCATTACCCATTCTGTTTGAGTATACCTTATCGGCTAATGCCTTTGGGTTGCGTGCGTATGGTTCACATGAGGCTAAATCTGGGAAACGACTAGGCCATACACGCATCATACTATCTGCTGAATAGTTTAAATTTTCTTGAGTTAATTTAAATCTAGCACTTTCATGTGATGCTTGACCAAGTAAGTGCGCGCCACGTTCTGGTTTAAGTTCATAATGTTTACATATTGCGCGTGCTGTATTAGGGCCAAACGCCCCATCAGCACCAACTCCAATTTTACCTTGGAGTATCTTCATTGCTTCACTCATGTTATTTCTTCTTTTTCTTGGCAGTTTTAGCTGCTTTTTTAAATGCACTTGCAGTTGGCGCGCCTTTTGTACCGGGCTTACGCATCTTCTCGCCACTACCAGCCGCAATGCGCTTACGTTTCTTTGCAATGTTTCCATATAATGAATTTGCCATTATCTATCTCCTATTTCTCAATTTTCTTCAGTTTTTCTATCGACCTCATGCCGCCCAATCCGAGCATACCCATCATCACAGTCATAAGTGAACCCATATCAAACTCTGGTAGCTCTGGTATATCAACGCCAGCAGCAGTTACACCAAACACGATCAATGGCTGTAATACAAAGTGGTAAGCAAAGGCTACACCACATACCCAACCGATAAATGGACGCCATCCGCCCTTAAATATAGAGCCAGATGCAGCTTCAGCTTTGTTTATTTCTAACTGACCCATCAATGCTTGTTGGGCATGGTTATCAGACATGGTGGCTATTTCGTGAGCCAACTGTGCTTTCTGATCTTTATCTTCTATAACTTTGTCTAACAGGCCAGAAACAGGGCCTATTAAATTACTTACGAGACTCATCATTTTGTTTACCTTTCGCTAATGCGTTTGCACCAAAGAATACTGACACTATGCCAGCAACAGATACAAAGTAAATTGAAGCCATTGAGCCTAATATTCTGGCGGCTTCAGTTAAACTAAATACATCTGCTAGAATGACCGCAAAGGGGTATAGGAGCATCCCTGACAGGGCGTACCATGTCATCTTACGTTGTGCATCACGTTGGGCGTCTTCATCCTGCATTCGCAAACGCCTATCTTCCAAAGCCATGCGATCCCACTCGGCTTGGTCTATGCTACCATTGCCATCTACGTCAAATTTTTTAAACTCATCCATGTTATAATCCTAATCTGCTAACGGGTTGTCCAATGCGCGTTGCAACTTATCCATCAAAGTTTCTTCAAGTTCTTTCATTGCACCACTTTGGGAAACTCTAACACGTTCACGCTGATTTTCAAAGCGTACCTCCGCACCATCTATCATGTCCCTAACTTTGTCTTCAGATTTACGCACCATATCCTCAATGCGATCTGTCTGTTGCTCTATGCGTAGTATATCGTCCTTTAGGCCATTCTTTATATCTCTGGTATATTCTACGCTTTCTTCTACTTTTTCAGATATACCCGTAATTTTTGCGTCCATTACATCCATATTTTGCTGATAAGCTTCTATATCCAACCCAGCTACAGCTTCTATTTTCTGATACAGTACAAACCCACCATATAGGCCGCCAACAATAGTAGATAAGAAAGCAAATATAGCCATGATAGAACCAGCCGTAAGTTTCATGCCACCAGCTTTGATTTGGCGGTCAGCCAAGCCATCAATATCATCTGCTATCTTTGTTGTATCCATTAGTTTTCAAAGTCCATCTCGTTGCCTTTTGCTTGCAGGCTTTTAAGTTGCTCAAGCTCATCACGTAGCATCTGTATCTCAAGCCTACGCTGTGTCAGCTCTACTTGGTATAGGTCATCACAGTTAATGCGTGATCTTGGTTTATCCAGTGGTATAACTATTCTTGTATATATGCCAATATCCTTACCTTGAGATAAACTGCCTGATGAGGCAAACGTACCACCAACATTATTAACAACGCCAGTTACGCCAAATTCTAAATTAATACCTCCGCCAACTGCATTGGCACAATCTAAGTTACCCGCCCTAAATCTGTCACTCTGGTAATTTAATGGTGGGTTAGGCAGTGATAAAGCAAGGTTTGTGCTTTCTGCACATGCTGCGCCAGCAATTATGGATAAAATAACCGCATATTTCATTTAGTTTCCTCCATTAATTTTTGAGCATATTCTTGAAGAAATCAGCGTTCTTGTTCCACGCGATTTAACAACCTTAGATATTGTGCAAACGTATAACGGATTATTTAAATCTGATCTGCGTATATACACCTCAAAGTCTCTTCTTTCTTTATGATCAACTTTCATAATTCTATATGTAGAAGAAAATGGCATACTATTAAAGTCTAAATCAAATAACTCAATTTGGTAGTATTTAACGTCTTCTCGTTGATTAAATAAAGAAAGTTGCACTTTCATAACGCCAGCAACGTGAGATGGTTTTAGCTTTGGATAGGCTGGCGTCATTTCATGTGCATGAACTATAGACGCCAAGCCTATGAATAATATGGATAATTTATTTAGCAATGCATTCTGCTTGAACTACAGCAGTATATGTACCACCAGTAAAAGGCTTGGAGGCTGCGTAAGTCGCAGTCGAAGACGTGGAAAACCAAGTAGAGCCTGCAACAGTTAAATCAAACACAGTTGTGTTATCATAAACTACCTTTGCGCTATCATATCCACTCATACCTGCGTCTGATGTTTTTGATACGCTTGTTGAGCCTGTCCAAGCTACGCTATCAGTCAAAGCTGGCGATGAACTAAATGTCGTAGGATGTGTAATGTTTGCTGTATAGTAATCAGCAATTGCTACATCAAACCTGACAACTGGCAATACACCACCATCTGCGGGTGCTGTACTTAGTGTGCTGGCTGTTGGGTTTCCATACACACCAGATTTATCCGTTTGTATCACGCACTTGGCGGCTACATTACCAACTATATCTACACTGCCCGCAAAAGCAGGGAATGCACATACTGTAAGCATCATTGTAAAATATTTCATTTTAACCTCACTTGTTATATTGCATGTCTACCATTTTCTCATGCAGAATTTGTTGTGCTAAATTATTTCGTAAACCCTTTTTATTATCAGGTAGGTTTCCATCAACTAATTGAGCTGTATCATCATATATACCACCATTTATAGAAGAATTATAGTACATAGCTAAATCTGTATTTAGGTTCATAGCTGCTATGATTTCAGACTGCCCTTGCGTCCCTAACATAGTCAGTGCATTTTCAGATGCAGTTAAACCCATCTCTAGGCGTGTTTCTTTTTCTTCATCTTCATCTTCAGGTATTATATTACCCTCTTCATCGTATTCGTAATCTAATTCAGTATCTATTGCCGCCAAAACATTATCATCTTCTAATGCAGCATATACATCAACTTCAGGTATTTTTGGCACTGGCTTGATGTAACCGGGGCAAGCTGGGTTAGACTGCTCATCATAACATTCGTCTATTCTAAAGCTATATATAACTACAGGGTCTTCAACGCTGCCCTCGCCTTCAACCTCAATTGACCCATTACCCCATAATGATGCAGGCACATTTCTGAATGAGAAGCTTCGCACAATTGTATTGCCCGGTACGCCAGACCAATTATCGGTTTTGCGAAACAAATAGCCCTCACCATTAGCATTCTTATTGCCTACATGAACCTTCATGTCTGCATCAGTTTCTTTATTGGTAGTGTATCGGTAAACCATACCATTTATGTCAACGCCCGGTATCGATGGTAAAATAGAACCCATACCCCAGCTTAACGAGCTAGAAGCTGCGTTCTTAGTCACACCATACGAATATGGATCACAATAAGAGTAAGAAGGCCAGAGTGCTAATAACAACACCCAAGCCTGTTTTGGTTTCAATGTTTTCATTAAACATCTTTCTCATTGGGTTATTTTGTTCACGTTCAATTTGCTCTTTTACAGCTTCCATCTCCCAAGCAATCCTAGCCTTATCTCCAACTAAACCATCTTTAGGGCAAGGTGTGCCAGCATTTAGCATAGCGTCAAACACACGCTCATCTTGGCACATTACAGATACGGCAGCTACCTTCATGCCCATATCATACATAGTTTTAGCGTTTTTTAATTTTTCGCAGTTCATGTCACGTACTGTTCTGCCGGCAGATATGCCAAGTATTTGTGTTTGGACAGCTCCAGCTACGCCTACAGTACATAGGTCAGAGTTGCTTGCGCTAATTTGTGGGGATATAGCAGAAGGTGGTGGGCTGTTGATCGTGGTGTCCATAGTTCCGTTAGATATTACAGTGCTTTCAGACTTAATCGTATCATCGTCTTCTGCATACGCAAAGCCACCAGTAAGTAACAGACACACGATTATAAATAAACGTATCATTTTCGCTCCAGAATGCGATCCATCTTAGCGTCTAATAAGTCAAGCCGACCAAATAATCTATTCATCGACGCAGAGTTGTCGCTTTTAGTTACATACTCTTCTCTAGTACGATTTAATAAGATTTGCAATCTTTGCACTTCAAGCACGTAACCACGTAGGACAAATCCTATAAAACCAACGCCTAGCGTTAGTACGCTGCTCCATAGGTCTGTCATTTCCATTAGTATTTGCCTTCCCAGACACGTAGTGCGCCAAATTCGTTACTCATTAGCTTTCTTTTTAACACATCTTTGACTGCTTGTGTATCCGTCCATTCAACACCAGCTTCTTTTAACCATATACCAAGCATAGCCATATCAACATTGCCTACATGCTTATAGTCTGATCCAAATGAATTATCAGTAACTTCACGGGCATATGCAGCATCCCTTAACGCTTGCCCACCATCATGTGTTTTCTTAATAAGTATCTGATCGCCTTCAAAGTACATTTTCTCTGATATTTTGTTTGATAAATTTGCCATCTGTCATTCATTTCTTAGATTTAGTTCCGCTACACTTCCAGCGTTTACGTGATAAGTTTAATGGGCTGTTAGGGTTGCTGGCAGCTTTAGGTGAGCGTCTTTTTTGGCCAGCAGAGCGAGCGCAATATGCATCTCCTTTTGATGTACCAGGTCTTACTCTTGGCCCACCATCTTTAGCTCTCCCAGCTTGCCCGTAGCTTACACGATTGCCACTAGCAGTAACTTTAACTTTAGCTTTGCCTTTACGTGGTGTAGCCATTATTTATCTTCCCAAGCTTCATTTATATTTGGTGTAGATGGGTCATCTGATTTAAGTGTTCCGTTTGTGTTTCTAGCACGCTTACGCTTTAGTAGAGGCTTCTTTGCAGGCTTCTCTACAACGTCTTCCATAACTGTAATTATATGGGGGCGTAATTTATTTATCTTAGCAATTTCTTCATCTGGCAGTATAACAGTTTCGCCTTTTTCTACTCGGCCTTTGCTGCAATGTAATTTAATTGCATTCACTAATACTTTTTTCATTTTAGTCTCCAATGATGTGAAAGGGGCAACCGAAGCTGCCCCTAGTTTTACACTACTTATGAAGTTGTGTTGTCAGCAATGATACCATTTGCTTTTTCATTTTTAGCACAAAGTGTTAGCTCTGTTACAACTTGACGTGTTGTGTTGTCGCCAGTTTTTGCTAGTGCAACATTCTTTGTTCCACGTAAAACTGCAACTTCCCACATGTTGTCTTGCATGATGAAGACGTCACGCGATCTGTTTTCACGAGAAGGCATGAACTCAACAGAACCCCAAGGTGTTACATATACAGCAAGTGATTTGATAACTTTCTCATCACCAGCTTGTACTGCTGAACGCTGGTTGTTGTTACCAGTGAAGCCTAAAGCTACATTCATTTGGAATGCAGATAAGTACACTGTGTCTGGCTTACCGCCCTCTTCCCAAATTGACTGCATAACGCCATCAAATTTAGTTTGTGAGAATGCTGTTGCTGTACCATCATCAGTACGTGCATCAGAACCATCACCAGTTGGGTTTGCGCCAGAGTTACCAGATTGGAAGTCTACGTTTGTAATCATCCATGCTGGAGCGCCTGCAAGTTCGCGTGCTGTTGTTGCATTGCCTGCAACTCTTGCGTTGTTTGCAAATAGAGCTTTTTCAATGTCTAATTTTTGCTCTTTTGCGATCTTTAAAGTTTGGTATGCAACTTCTTTTGCGCGGCCTGCTTTATTTAGACCTTCATCTGTGTCAGGAACTACAACTGCGTTCTTAAAGATTTGTGTATAGTTGCCTAAACGAGATGTTGCTGTACGTGCTTCAGCAGCAGTTGCGTCACCTTCGATGTGAGCGTTTGCACCAGATGCACGTAGTGAATCTGTTTGCCACTCTGTTAAAGTATTCTTAGCTGTAGTTTTGCCAGACTTAGAATAAAATGGAGTTTCTTCAGGAGAAACGTTGTAGATTACATCCGATAAATCTTCACGGATGCCGACAGCATCATAGCTGTCAAATGTGTTGGATGGTTGTGCCATGTTTTTTCCCTTTCAAGGATTAAGAAGCTATTTCTAGCTATCACCAATTATCAAGTTCAATGCATCATCGATTGAACCTGTCTTCTGCAAGCGCTGTTGCGCTTTTTTACGAGTTGCAACATTCCCATCTTGTCTTTTCTTAGCACCAGCTTTCACTACAGGCCGAGCTTTATTGCTCTTAGTCTGCACTGATTTCTTTTTAGCCACCAACTCACGATATTTGCGCGCATCATTTAATGCTCGTACATATCTAGCATCTGTCACTGCTTGCATTTCTTCTGCGGAAAATCCGTAGGAAACGCCAGTTTCAACAAGTGCATCTTTAAGTCCTTGACCCTTCTTAGGATCAACTATTTCAGGTATGTACTCTTGCAAAACTTGTGCTTGCTCTTGAAGGTAGGCTTGGTGAGCCGCTTGTTGAGTTTGCATGCGTTGCCTTTGTACCCCTTGGAGTTGGAACATATTTTGGTCATACTGTGTCTTCGCCTCATCGTATTTGAGCTTTTCTTCCATGTACCCTATCGGATCACTTTCAAATAACTCTCTTGATGGTGGGGTAGGAGCTTGTAAACCACCTTGTGTAGCTTGCTGGTGCAACTGGACAATTTGTGCCTGCTGCTGTTGCAATGCGGCGTGTTGCTGTTCGAGATTCTTTCGTACCTCGGCAGCCTCTTGAAACCGCTTATTAATTGCCGCTTGTCCCGCAGCAGATTGCTTGAGCTGATCCAGTGTCCAATGCTCTTCTTTTCCATCAACTTTGATGGGGATAAGCTTGGTGTCTTCA